TTCTTACCTTCCGTAGATCTTAACCAGACTGACAACTCTCTCACAAAGCTACGGTGCTGGTCGATGTGATCTTCAGTAGTCCATGGTCGAACATGATAGTGTTGATAGTCCTGCTTGAGGATGTGGTGAAAATCAGCTATCCCTTGCTTCGCATGCTGCTTGGCAAAGCATTGTTCTGTGATCCCATGCAGGCTGAAGTCAGTGAACATGGTACCACCAAAGATGTTCAAGTCTTGGATGACGATCGACGGCCATGTACTAGACGCACGACGGATCCGACCGTTACGTTGTAGAGCCAAGCCAGCGTTCCAAGGAAGATCGTAATTAATGAGAAGATTAGCTTGAGGAAGATCGACACCGTAACCTCCAGCATCAGAAGAAATAAGGACCCTACAATCTGCATTAGTTTGAAAAGTAATCTTAGCGGCTTCTTTGTCTTTTGCATTCATTTCTCCTGTGTACATTTGCGGTGAATATTCTTCTAAAATCCTATGTAAAATCTTAACCATATGAACGTAGCTGGTGAAGATAACAACCTTATTCTTATCATAGCTATCTAAGAAGTCACTGACATACCTCTGAAGAGCATCAGCTTTAGGGTGAGCCTTCAATGACTCAAGCTTTCCTGACTCCTCTAGATCGTTGACATACTTAGAGCCATTATCCCCATCGTTCTTGTATCTACTAGAAGAGTTAAAGAGCAGTTCCGGCCCGTCACACAGCATTCTTAATGCTGTTAGTTTGGACATTATCTTGCCCTTCAAAGCATTAGCTGCCTCGTTCTGGTTCTCCCCAGAGTAGTGGGAGAAGAGGTCAAACGAAGAGCCGTAACTATCTATGGCATTGTCTAGATCCTCTAAGATTTCCCCGGCAATATGGTTGTAGAGCTTTACACCGGCCCTATCAAAGGGAACCCTGATAGGTTCTGCAAAGATAGTGTCCGGTAGGTAAGGGGCTACATCGGGATCCTGCTGGCGTTTACGCACACTTACTGTAGACATAGCTGAGTTAAGGGTAGGCAGGTTACGGTAGCGCTCTACGCCCCCAAAGTGGTTGCGTACTATAAAGGTTTTATCAAAGAGATCAAAGCGACCAAGAACCTTTGGGTCTACAAACTGCATGATGGAGTACAGCTCTTCCGGTTTACCATTCTCAATAGGAGTTCCGGTGAGAGCATACTTGACAGGGCTAGTAAGCTTCTTTACATGCTTAGATCGTTTTGATCTAAAGCTTTTTATTGCGGTTGCTTCGTCGCAGACGATGAACCCTCTTGAGAGCTTTGATACTTGCTCCCAGTCGTTAACAACTTGCTCATAGTTAATGATGACATAATCGACGAGCGAATGGCCCCAATCCAGGGCCTCTTCATATTGCGCTTGGCGTTGTTTTGGTGTTCCATCAATGACCAAAGGGTTTGAAGTGCCATCGGTAAACTTCCTAATCTGCTCTGCCCACTGATACTTTAATGATGATAAGCAGATAATGATACCAGGCTCAGTTATTTTTCCTATGCTTTTCAGCTCTTCAAGTGCGGCAATAGTAAGAACAGTTTTGCCCAGGCCAAGGTCGTAGGCCACCAGCATCTTCTTACGAGATACCATGGCTTCTACGGCCTCGACCTGATAAGGTAAAAGTGTTCCTGTAAATGACATTACTCAGCCTTTGTCCAACTTCTATGGTTCTTTACGTACACAGTCATGTAGGCTATTGACCCCAAGTAAAACCCATACTGCTTAGTCTGCGTGGCGTAGATAAGCCACAGAGTCTCATTAAAAAACAAGACCACCCAGCCCAGCTTATTCTTGGTGCCTACAATATATGTCCCTGTGATCCCACAAAGAGCTAGTACCCAAGACCACATTATACGTACTGCATCAATCTAGTCTTAACAGCAAACTCTAGATCTTCTAGAGAGGTGTTGTTGTGGATGTAGGCGTCAAACTCCCAGTTATCTAGGTCATGCTCTGACACATGGTCGTTGACCGCATCGATGCCGATACGCTCTACTCTCCAGATTACACCGGAGAAAACAGACTTGATCCAGTCAGCCTCATTCTGAAAGCGGACATCGGTAATAACATAATTCTTATCTCTATCTAAGAACTTTGTTGCTTCTACAACCCAGTGGTTATCCCCGAATACTTTGCGGGCACCTACGCCTAAGTCTTGAAGTAGACGGCGAACTTCCGGCTCCTGCTTAGCAGCATCCCATCCATAGGTATCGACTGCGTATCTCAAATCATAGCCTCCGCCATCCAAATCAAAATTAACAACTGGGCTCATCTCATAGAGCAGGTCTTTAATCTTGTCTGCAAAGGCGATGCGTTCAAAGCCATGGTTCTCTACTAAAAACTTAGCTACAGTATCTTTACCTGACTGTGCGTATCCTGATAGTCCAATAATCATTTTGATTCCTTTTCTAAAACGTATTTTTCACATTCTTCACAACGGTACCCCTTGATACCTGTTTCTGAGTCTACCCAATCTGGAGTATAAAACCTATGACCAGCAACGCCGTACCAACCAATAGGCTTCATATTTGAGAAGGAATCGGTAATCATTTATTCCCCTTGTAATATGGATTAGGTGCGGTCTTGTCGCAAATCGTTCGTGTATCGAATATCCAATGATAACTGTATTTTCCATCAGGACCTAATCCATAGCCGTAATGGGAGTGGTCAACTGTATGGGACTTCACGCAAATAAGAGGCTCTTTAGCCCGTTGCCAGTGGTCAATTCCCACTGCTGCTTTGAAGATTAAATAGCCTAAGGCTGGGACTGCTATTACAGCAATCCCAGCGATTAGTGCCTTGAGTTTAGAACTCACTTAAATTACTTACCGTTGACAATCACGGAACTAGTAGCAGAAGAGCAAGGGTTGGTGTACACAGGCACGCCCTTATCAATTCCCTTAGAAATTACCTGTTGCCATACCTGCATACAGACAGATTGCAACTCAGAGGCAGTCATACCTGCTGCTGCAGAAGCGGCTGTCTTAAGACCCTGTGCTTCAATCAAACGACGTTGCGCTTCGATTGTTGCAGTCTTTGTTGCCTCTTGAGCAATACGGGTAGCCTGTTGTTGGCTTGCATACAGCGAGATTGTAGAAGCAGTAGCAGCGTCAGGTTCTACTGAGCGCATGCTTACAGTGTCTACGGTAATTCCGTAAGGAATCAACTGTTTGTTGAGTTGGATACGAATATCCTCTGCAACCTTGTCACGGTTAGAAATAGCGTCCAAGTTACCCGTTACTGAGTAAATCTGACCTACAGCCTGACGAAGGTTAGGAAGAACGATGTTATCGCTAATCGCATTCAAGTCTCCTGTGCGAGACTGGTAGTAAAGTTTTTCAGCGTCTTGCTTTTCTACACGCCAACGAGCCGCAATTTCTACGGACATCTGTCCAGCATCTGCAGTACGAGCGATTACCTTTTCGTTGCCTGTTAGTTGAACTGTGAGAGGACGAATGGGGTATTCCTCAACGTTTGTCCAAGGCGCAACAAAGTGAATGCCGTTATCTAGCGGCTTACCAACGTGCCCAAAAGACACAGGTACGCCTACTTGCGTGGCCTGTACGACCGTGAAACTGCTAAAAAACAATCCAATGATTCCAATTACCAATGCACCCAAAGAGACTCCAGTCCCAATGGCTTTAAGGTCGGTGTCGGTTGATTTGCGTGAGTAAGGAAGACCAATTAGGCCGCCCAAGATAAGTAGAACAAGAATAATTGCCATTACCATTTGTATTCTCCGATTTAGTTAGTGTACGGGTGGTGGTTCAGTGAAACTGTATACACATAAAACAAGTTACGCAAGTTTAATCTTTTTGATTAAGGCTGAAAAGAAAAATAATTCCAGCAAGTACTAACAGGAATACTCCTATGTTTATCGTAATAATTTTATTACCCCTTAATAGCGGACTCTCCGAATACGGAATGTTTTGACCCCCCTATACAATAGTGTACCAAATCTTCTGGCATATCGCCAATATCTTTGAATTCACTATCCTGATAGTTTAGGAACCAACATTCCATACCTTCTTTACGGGTACGGCTGAGAAGATCTACCGCTGCTTTATTACCGGCAGCATCGTTATCCATAGCAATGATCAGCTTGTCCGCCTGCTTCATAAGCTGAACCTGCTCGTTACTTACAGAAGCTCCAAAGGTTGAGACGCCTCCTGCAATTCCCAATGATCCTAGGCGTACGGCATCCAAAGGAGACTCTACTACGATCATAGTTCCTCCCTTGAATACATCTAGACCAAACAAAGTCTTTGACTTAGCTACGCCGGTAGGACGATTGCGGAACAATCGCTGAGTCTGACTCTTCTCCTGCCAGCCCATAAGCTTGTGAGATTGTGGGCTACGGATAGGTGTGATCCAGGAGTTGGTTGCAGGGTTCCACTTAACCCCATAGAGTACACAGCCATCCTCGTTCAACCCTCTAGCAGACAAAGCCCACTCAGGAGGAAGTGCGTCGAAAATCGACAGACGTGCTTCGCTCATACCTACGGGAGCTGGGATAGGTACGTAGGATGTACGAGCCTCTTCCAACTGACGAGCAAGATATTCGAAGTTAACCTCGATGTTATTTCTAAGCCACTCTTTGGCAGCATCGAAGTCAATGATTCCCCACTGAGTAGTGAACTCTTTAAGTTCAGCAACTAAGGTTAGAAGTGTTCCTTTGTAGACACAAGAGAAGCAATGATGATCTCCAGTGTCAGAATTCATAGCGTATTGAGGAAGTTTCCGCCCAAAGCTGCTTGAGGCGCGAAACCAATCGAATGAACCACGCCATCTAGATGCGGAACGTGCTTCTTTACCTCCGCCGCTAATCCCGCCAAATGCTCCGGGTTGGTGACATCAAGTTCAATGACGGGAGCGGGATGCGGAAGTCGACCAGCAATTCTGGTTGTAAGGCTCAAGCCACGGCCAAAACCTGTGAGGACGACATTGGCGCCTTCTTCTTGGGCTAACTTGGCGATATGGAATGCGATTGACCCATCGGTCAACACTCCTGTTACCAAGATGTTCTTGCCTGTAAGTAGTGCCATTAGTGACCCATCCCCATTCCTCCGTCGACCGGAATAACTGCTCCTGTGATGTAACCCGCTTCTGGTGAAGCGATAAATTTAACAACTCCTGCTACCTCTTCAGGTGAGCAAAATCGTCCCAATGGAATTGCGCCGATATATTTTTCGCGCAAGGTATCGCTGAGCTCTGAAGTCATATCAGTCTCTACAAAACCTGGAGCGATAACGTTGAAGGTCAATCCGCGGGAACCATATTCGCGGGCGAGTGCGCGAGCCATTCCCACTAATCCGCTCTTAGTTGCGGCGTAGTTTGCCTGACCAGCAGAACCCATAAGACCAACAACAGAACCAATCAGAATCACTCGACCCGAACGCTTCTTCACCATGGGAGAGATTGCGCGCTGCACGGTTCGGAAAGTTCCGGTGAGGTTTGTTTCAACTACTGAAGTGAAATCTTCATCACTCATTCGCATAGTCAGGCCATCTCGCGTGATGCCCGCATTTGCAATCAGGACATCGACTGGGCCGTAGAGAGATTCAATCTCCGTGAAGGCAGCTTTGACGCTCTCTGGATCGGTGACATCCATCTGGACACCTACCAGGCCTTCGGGTGCTCCTCCAGATCGGTAGGAGACGATGACCAAGTTTCCCTCAGTGGCAAAACTTCGGGCAATCGAGAGACCAATTCCGCGATTTCCGCCGGTAACAAAGACAATTCTTGGACCTTGCGGCGATGAAGTCATGGGAGCAGATTAGCCACTACTCACGCGTACTTAAAAGAGGCGCGAACTCCAGAGGGGGCTTAGGCTTGGAGAATGAGCGCACGCAGCGATGGAAAGAAGAAGAATCCATCTCCCATTGTCATCACAAGCGCCCAGGATGCTCTTTCGGTTGAACAACGTGGAAGACAGCGCAGATATTTCATATCCATGATGGTTCGAACCGGATGCTTTATCTCCACCATTTTTCTGCCCAACCCTTATCGATGGGTTGCCATGGCTGGCGCGGTATTTCTTCCCTACATTGCAGTAGTAATTGCCAACGCGGGAAGAGAAACAATCACCGGCAAGAGTGCAATCATGAGAAATCAACAACTACAAATTACTGATAACTAAAGGCTATTGGGCTGTGCCTAAAACCTGACGTTGGTAGAGATCAAAATACAAACCGCCTCGCGTGACTAATTCTTCGTGAGTGCCTCGCTCCACTATCCGACCGGCTTCCAAGACCAATATTTGATCGGCCTTCTGAACGGTGGATAAACGGTGCGCGATAACAATACTTGTGCGACCTTCCAAAGCCACCTCAAGTGCTTCCTGCACCAAGGCTTCATTTTCAGAATCTAAGTGCGCCGTTGCCTCATCCAAGATCACAATGCTTGGCGCCTTAAGCAAGAGGCGAGCAATTGCTAAGCGCTGCTTCTCTCCCCCACTCAATCTATGACCACGCTCGCCTACAACAGTATCTAGACCGTTTGGAAGCGACTCAATGAAGTTCCAAATCTGTGCAGCTCTACATGCTGCTTCAATTTCTGCAAGTGTTGCATCCGATTTTGCATAACGGAGATTTGCATCAATCGTGTCGTGGAACATGTGTGAATCTTGCGTGACAACGCCGATTTCATGCCTGAGGGATGCGAGGGTGAGATCGCGAATATCTTCACCTGCAACCTTGATACTTCCCTTGGTCACATCATAAAGTCTTGGAAGCAAACCTGAGATTGTGCTCTTTCCCGCACCTGAAGGGCCAACAATTGCGGTGAAAGAACCCGGTTCGCAGTAGAACGAAACATCTTCTAAAACAACTCCAGAATCAACCATCTCCGCCTTAGCCGCAAGTTCAAGAGATGCGAGGGAAATCTCAGTTGATTTTGGATATGAGAATTGCACGTGATCAAATTCTATGGATGGGCGAGCAACTGTGATCGCCTTAGCCGCATCTCGATCACGAACCATCGGTTCCAAATCTAAAACTTCAAATACTCTCTCGAATGAAACCAGCGCCGTCATCACGTCTACTCGAACATTCGAAAGAGAGGTAAGAGGCCCATAGAGTCTTGCTAAGAGTGTGGTGATAGCGAGAAGTGAGCCAACTGTTATGGCGCCAGAGATCGCAAGATGGCCGCCGATGCCGTAGGCGAAGGCGGTAGCGAGGGCCGCAATTGTTGTGATCGACATGAAAAATATTCGATTGAGCATTGCAGTATGGATACCAATGTCAGCAACGCGTCGGGCTTTAGCGCGAAATCCTTCCCGCTCTTTCGCAGGCTCGCCATAAAGCGAAACTAAGAGGGCCCCAGAAACGTTAAAGCGCTCAGTCATCGTTGAAGCCATCTCGGCATTGAGATTAAAGGATGCCAGCGTCAGGCTCTGAATCTTCTTACCTACCCATTTGGTTGGTATTAAAAAGAGTGGAAGCAAGAGAAGCGAGGCTAGAGTGATCTGCCACGACAAGGTGGCCATCGCCGCTGCGACGAGCGTCAAAGTTAGGATGTTGCTTAGAACTCCAGAGAGAGTATTTGTAAATGCGTTCTGCGCACCAATCACATCTGAGTTGATTCGCGAGATTAACGCGCCTGTTTGAGTCCGCGTAAAGAAAGCGATTGATTGCTTCTGGATATGCGAGAAAACCTGGGTACGCATCTCGTAGATAAGACCTTCGCCGATGCGAGAGGAAAACCATCTTGAAACCAGACTTACGGATGTATCTGCGATAGCGATGGCTCCGACTATCAACGCCATCTGAGTGACGATTCGACCGTTGTGCGGAATGACTCCCTTGTCAATCAGGTTCTTAAGCAGCAATGGGGATGCGACGGTGAGCAGAGAGTCGACAATAATCATGACCAAGAAGATAAGAAGATAGAGCTTGAATGGCTTTGCAAAGCTCCATATGCGCTTAACTGTCCCTGG